GCCATGCGCGCCTCGCTCGAAATCAAGTCTGCCGCGCTCAAGGATGAGGGCGCGGGCAATAACCTGGATGCTGACCTTCTCGACGGTCAGCACGGGACTTATTATGCGAATATTCCCGCGCGGCTTGGATATAATCCATGGGGTCCATCCAACGATGGCTCCGGCTCCGGGCTGGATGCGGACCTGCTCGACGGTCAGCAGGGCACCTACTACACCGATATCGTGGCAAGACTGGGATATACGCCGCTCAACGCCACCGCCTACACGGCCGTCGATGTGCGCGCGAAGATTCTGACAGTCGATGGATCGGGCAGCGGCATCGACGCTGACCTGCTCGACGGTCAGGAAGGCAGCTATTATCGCGACCTGGCCAATGCCACCGGCGTGCTACCCAACGCCCGTCTGTCTGGCGATTATACCGGTATCACCATTGATATCACCGGAAGCAAATGGCTCAAAAATCAGGAATTCGGAATTGATCTGAGCAATAGCGATATCATTGGCGTCAACGGACTTTTCTTCGCTGATGATGCGAACCTCGACGGTGAAGAAGGGATCATGTTCCGCAAGAGCGGCACCAATGATCCTTATGACATGGCCAGCTATGATTGCCTGCGCGGTCGCAACAGCGTCCTTTATTGGGCGGGCAGCATCGTTTGGCACACGGACAATGATGGTTCCGGCTCGGGGTTGGATGCGGATCTGTTGGATGGCCAGCATGGCAGCTTTTACCAAAATCTGGTCAATTCTACTGGCATCCTGCCCAATGCACAGTTGTCGGGCAGCTATGACGGATTGACCGAACTTGGATCATCCCGCATCCGCCTTACCTCCACGACCACGGCAAATCTTTCGTCGACGGGCCATGCATTTCAGATTGGCGCCGATGGGGGCAACAATCTCGCAGCTTCGCCAACTGCCATTCAGGCGCGCAGCAACGGCGCGGCATCGATATTCCATCTCAATTATTATGGCGGCGATGTAAGGATCAACAACAGCCTCGCTTGGAACGCGGGCAACGATGGTGCCGGATCGGGTCTGGATGCTGACCTTCTCGACGGTCAGCAGGGCAGCTATTATCAGAACCTCGCTAACTCCACGGGAACGCTACCGAATGCGCGCATCAGCGGTGCCTATGACGGCGTAACGACCTTCACGGCCAATGAGGTGCGGATAGTCAATGCCGACTATAAACTGTCCGTGTCGGGCCAGTTGCGACAGATCCAGTTCAGCGCCGGATGCCTCCTCTCCTATTCAACGACATCGTCGCGTTTCATTTTTACCCAGGGCGGCACGGATATTCTCTATCTCGCTGCGAACGGCGATTTGAGTGGGCCGGGAGGCAGCGCCTATGACCGCATCATTTCGTCCAGCATGGGGCAAGATGGATACATCGTTTACGCGAGCGGCCTGAAAATTCTCTGGGGCCGGGTCAACGTCAATCAGGATAGCTACAGCACCGTAACCTATCCGTTCACCTTCGACACAACCCCCTGCCCGGTCTTTCCAACGCTCCACGCCATAGAGAACAACGCCCAGCAGAACACGCAGTTGGGGACATGGTCGCGCACCGGATTTCAAATCTATCAAGCCGCCGACTACAACGGCAGTCTACCCTATCATGTGATCGGCAAGTGAAAGGTCCGCCAATGCTATTTTTCAGCCCATCGACCTGCGGATTTTACGATAGCGAGATCAATGCGACGATTCCGCCGGATGCGGTCGAAGTCACGCCTGCGGAACGGCAAGCGGCGCTGGACGCGCTTGCCCCCGGCCTCTGCATTGCTGGCGGTCCAGATGGCAAACCAGCGGTTATCCCGATCATCGTCGATCCTGCGGATATGCTTACCCGGTTGCGATTGGAGCGTGACCGTCGACTGCGAGCCAGCGACTTCACGCAGCTCCCCGACAGCCCGATGGATGCGGCGAGCCGTGGCGAATGGGCAGATTATAGACAGGCGCTGCGCGATCTTCCCGAAACGGTAACGGACCCTGCCAGCGTGACATGGCCCGAACCTCCCGCAACGTAAAGGAAAGACGGATGACTGACCTGACCTACAAGATCGGCACATTCGATGCCGAAGCCCGCATCGTGCCGGTGATCTTCTCCTATGGCGATCGGCGCCACAAGAGGAACGTCAACGCCGTGACAAAGGAAGACGGCAGCTACGACCGCGCCGCCACCAAGAAACGCGTGGCCGAAGTCGCCCAAGGCGTGGCCCATAAGTTTGCGCTGGGCGTGATCGGTTCGCCGCCGCCCGCTGCCGTCGAAGCGGAAGACGACGCCGCAGCCTGATCCGCGATTTGTGATGCGCGCCATCACAAACGGCTGCGCTGGCCGCCATGCCGACCGCATGAAATGCAGATCGGCATGGCGCAATCCGAAGACGATATTCCCGGCCTGCTTGGCGATCTGATCCGTTTCGGCACGGTCGAGACGGTCAACGACGATGGCACGGCGATCGTTCGCAGCGGCAAAATCGTTTCGCCGCCTTTGCCATGGCCGGAACGCGCCGGAAATTTCCGCACATGGTTCCCGCCCAGCGTGGGCGAACAGGTCATCCTGATCTGCCCGGAAGGCGATATTGCGGGTGGGTTCATCTTGCCCGGCCTGTTCTGCGCTGCCTATCCCAAGCTGGGAACGGGCGAAAACCCGCAACTTCACGGCCCTGACGGCCTGATCATCACCCTCACAGGCGACGGCCTGCGGATCGTCGCCCCCGGCGGCCTGACGATCGAGGGCGATGTTACTGTGACAGGGACTGTCACCGCGTCGGAAGACGTGATCGGCGGCGACATCAGCCTCAAATCCCATAAACATGGCGGCGTGCAGGCTGGCGGCGCGCAGACGGGCGGCCCGGCATGAGCGGCATGCATCGCGCCACCGGCAAGCGGATCGCGGACGAGGCGCATATCGCCCAGTCCATCGCCGACATCCTGACCACGCCCATCGGCACCCGCGTCATGCGCCGCGATTATGGTTCCCGCCTGCCTGATCTGCTGGACGCGCCGCTGAACGATGCGACCCGCCTGCTTATGGCCGCCGCGTCCGCAGGCGCGATCCGACGCTGGGAGCCGCGCATTCGTCTCACCCGCGTGCAGGTGACGGGCGGCGATGCCAGCGGGGCGCTTTCAATCGTGCTGAACGGCGCGCGCGCGGACCTGCCCTCCCCCTCCGCCCTGCAACTCAAGATCGCTCTTTAACGCCGAAAGGATTTTCCCATGCCCGACATCATTCACGGCATCAAAGTCACCGAAGTCACCACCGGCATCCGCTCTATCGTCGCGGTATCGTCGGCCGTCATCGGCCTTGTCGCCTCGTCGACCACGGCGGACGCAGAAGCCTTCCCCGCAGGCGAGGCCGTTTTGGTCACCAACGTGCGCGAGGCGATGGGTGACGCGGGAACGGACGGCACCCTGCCCAAGGCGCTCGACGCCATTTCCGACCAGTGCAATCCCGTCCTCGTCGTCGTCCGCGTGGAAGAAGGCGAGGACGAAGCGGATACGGACGCCGCGATCATCGCTGGCCTGCAAATCCTGCTGTCGGCGGAATCGCAGCTCGGCGTGCGCCCCCGCATCCTTGGTGTGCCGGGTTATGACAATACCGCCGTCACGGCCGCCATGGTGACCGTGGCGCAGAAGCTGCGTGGCTTCGCCTATGCGGCCTGCGGCGGCGCGACCGTGCCGGAAGCGATCGACTATGCCGACGGTTTCGGCGCGCGGGAACTGATGCTGATTTGGCCGGAATTTTCCGACTGGCAGGGCAGCGCCGTCGCGCGCGCGCTTGGCTTGCGCGCCCGCATCGACAGCGAAACCGGCTGGCACAAGACACTTTCCAACGTCCCAGTGAACGGCGTCACGGGCCTGTCGCGGCCGGTGCAGTTCGACATGCTGGGCGGGGAATCGGAAGCGGCCCTGCTCAACGATGCCAACATCACCACGCTGATCCGGCAGGACGGCTATCGCTTCTGGGGCAACCGCACCACATCCGCCGAACCGCTCTTCACTTTCGAAAGCGCCGTTCGCACCGCCCAAATCCTTCAGGACAGCATTGCGCAGGGCCTTGTCTGGGCCATCGACAAGCCGATCACGGCCGTGCTGGTCAAGGACATTCTTGATAGCATCAACGCGGCCTTCCGCAAGCTGAAAACGCAGGGCCTCATCGTCGGAGCGGAGGCGACCTACAACCCGGACGCGAACCCCGCCAGCTCGCTCGCGGCAGGAACGATCGCCATCGACTATGAATATACGCCCTGCGCCCCGGCGGAGGCGATCCTGCTCACCCAGCGCATCACCGACCGTTTCTACGGCTCGCTCGCCGACCAGCTCGAACAGCTCGGCTGATCCTGACCCCATCCCTTTTCGACCGGAGTAACTGCCATGGGCCTGCCCAAGAAACTCAAGAACATGAACATGTTCAACGATGGCGAAAGCTATGTTGGGCAGATTCCCGAAATCACCATCCCCAAGCTCGTCCGCAAATTCGAGGATTATCGCGGCGCGGGCATGGACAGCGCGATCAAGATCGACCTTGGGGGCGAGCCGCCGGAATTCGAATGGAAACCCGGCGGCCATATCGACCAGGTCTATACCCAGTTCGGCGCGGTCACGCACGACGCCGTGCAGATCCGTTGGATGGGTGCCTATCAGGATGACGACACGGGACAGGTAGTCGCCGTGGAAGTCTTCGTGCGCGGCCGCCATGAGGAAATCGATCCCGGCAGCGCCAAGCCCGGCGATGACACCGAACAGACGGTAAAAACCATCGCCAGCTATTACCGCCTGACCTCCAATGGCCGCGTGTTGATCGAGATCGACGTGCCAGGGATGATCTTCATGGTCAACGGCGTCGACATTCTCGCCGCCCAGCGCTCCGCCATCGGCATCTGACGCCTTTTTTCGAACTTCGCCCCGGCGTGCAATCATGCGGACGCGCCGGGGCGGGGACCATCCATCCGCATGACGAAGGAACCTCCGCATGAGCGACGAAACCACAGCATCCGCGCCGCAGCGCAAAAGCCATGAAATCACCCTGTCCGAACCGATCGTTCGCGGCGAAACCAAAATTGACACCCTGACGCTCCGCAAGCCCAAGGCGGGCGAACTGCGCGGCCTTTCGATTGCGGATCTGCAAAACGCGCAGGTGACCGCCGTCATCACCCTTTTGCCCCGCATCAGCGCGCCGCCGATCACGGAACCGGAAGCCGCCAATATGGAACCCGAAGACCTGGCCACCTGTGCGGGAGCGATCATCGATTTTTTTATGACGCAGGATCAGCGGGCGATCGTGGCGGAGTTGTTGAAGGGCTGATCGCCGACATCGCCGCCATTTTCCAGTGGTCCCGCGCCGACCTCGAAACCATGCCGCTGGAAGATCTGATCATGTGGCGCAATCTCGCCGTCGAACGATGGAACCGGATGAACGGCCGAAAAGAGGAATGACCTTGTGAACAAGAACCTCCGCCTGCTCGTCAGCTTCGTCGGCAATGACAAGCTATCCGGTTCCCTTCGCTCCATCATCGGCCTTGGCCAGACCGGCACCCAAAAGCTCGCCGCCATGAAGCGCACCGCGCGCGATCTGGACGGCGAGCTGCGTAGCGTGCAGCGGGAACTCGGCCGATCATCCGGCAACGTCACGGAATTGATGGGCCGGGAAGCGGATCTGCAACGTCGCATCGCCAGCACGAACGACGCGATGGAACGGCAAGTGCGGCTCCTGCGCGCCAAGTCGCAGGCCGACAGCATTCGCGCGCGGGGCGAGGCACTGAAATCGTCCGGTCAATCGGACATGATGCAGGGCGCCGCGATTGCGGGCGGCCTTTTCGCCGCCGGAAAGGGCGCGATGGATTTCCAGAGCGGGATGACCGACATCGCCCTGAAGGCCAACCTCTCGAAGCGCGAGACTGCCGGACTGCAGGCAAACATATTAGCCGCGGCTAAAGCCGCCCATCAATTACCGGAAGCAATGCGCGCAGGCGTTGACGTTCTCGCGGGCTTTGGCATGACGCCGCAACAGGCGACCCAGATGATCGCGCCGATCGGCAAGGTCGCGACTGCTTATCGAGCCGAAATTGGCGATCTGGCGGCAGCATCCAACGCCAATATGCAGAACCTGAAGGTTCCCATTGGCGAAACCGCGCGCGCGCTTGAAATCATGGCGGCCGCTGGCAATGCGGGGGCCTTCGAAGTCAAGGATATGGCGCAATATTTCCCGACGCTCACCGCACAGGCGCAGGCGTTCGGGCAAAAAGGGGTGGCGGCAGTTGCCGACCTTGCCGCAGCCGCCCAGATCGCCCGGAAGGGGACCGGCGATTCCAGCACGGCTGCGAATAATCTCCAAAACCTCATGTCCAAGATCAATACCGAGGACACGATCAAGAAATTCGCGAAGTTCGGCATCGACCTGCCCGCCGCGATGAAGAAAGCCTATGCGGAAGGAAAGACGCCGCTGGAAGGCATCGCCGAACTCAGCAACAAGGCCGTTGGCGGCGACCTGTCGAAGTTGTCCTTCCTGTTCGGGGACATGCAGGCGCAATCCGCGCTCCGCCCGCTGATCCAGAACATGGCGGAATATCGAAAGATCCGTTCCGAGGCTTTGGCCAGCAAAGGCGCGGTGGATGAGGCTTTCGCACGGCGCTCCGAAGATGCAGCGGTCAAAGCGGGCGATCTGGGCGGCGCGCTACAAACCCTTGCGATTACGGCCGGGCCTGTCCTCCTCCCGCCGATGGTAGCCGTCGCCCAAAATCTCGTATCGATCACTTCGCGCATCGGCGCTTGGATGCAGGCGAATCCCCGCGCAACTTCTACGCTTATCCATTTGGTCGGCGGCCTGGGCGCATTCAAGCTAGGGTTAGGCGCGGCAAAGATCGTGCTGGGCAGCCTGTTCGGCCCTCTCGCGACCGTGTGGAAGCTATGGGCGCAATTCAGGAACGCGGGTACTGTCGCTGCGGCGTTTCCGGCGGCCGCCCGCGCGATAGGCGTCATGAAAACGGCAGCATTGGGCTTGGGGCGCGGCGTGATCTGGCTTGGCCGTGGCGCTTTTCAGGTCGGCGCTGCCGCCATCGGCCGCGCCGTCCCGCTGCTCTCCACCATGTTCAGCATCATGCGCTCCGGCGCGCTTCTGCTCGCGCGCGGCGTGATGCAGGCGGGCTTGATGATGCTGGCCAATCCCATGGTGCTGGCCATTGTCGCCATCGTCGCTGCGCTCGGCTTTGCCGGATATATGATCTACCGGCATTGGGACACCATCAAGGCCGCCTTCACCAGCGCCATGAACTGGTTTGCGGCCTTGCCGGGGCGGTTCGCCAGCTTCGGTCGCGACATCATGAACGGGCTGCTCAATGGCATCACGGAACGGGTGAACGCCATCAAATCGCTGGTCACCGGCATAGCGGGCAAGGTGACGGGCTGGTTCAAGGGCGTTCTTGGTATCAAATCCCCTTCGCGCGTCTTCATGGGGCTGGGCGGTCATATCACGGACGGCCTCGCCATCGGCCTGCAACGGGGACAGGGCACGGCGCTGCAGGCGGCGCACAAGATCGCGAAGGGTGTGGCAGGCGTATCGATGGCCGTCGCGGCTCCCGCAATGGCGGGCGATGCTGCGCCCGCCAACGCCATGGCCCGCACCTCGATTCCGGCCCCGGCCGCCCCGGCCTTGGCGCAGAAGTTTGCGCTGCAGGCCAATCGGGAAGCTGCGCCCTTCACGGCCCTGCCAGACGGGAAGCCGCAGCCCCAGCGCATCGAGCTATCCGCCCTCGCCCCTATCCGGCCGCGAGCGGCCGCGCCTGCGCCAGCCAGCGGCGTCGGCGCGATGCAGCAACCCGCTTCATTCGGTCCCATCACCATCCAGATTTACGCGGCCCCCGGTCAAAGCCCGCAGGAGATCGCCGCCGTGGTGGAAGCCAAGCTGCGCGAGCTGGACAATCGCCGCGCCGCCGCCGCCCGCTCCGCCTATGTCGATGATTGAGGATCCTGCGCGATGATGATGACGCTTGGCATGTTCGTCTTTGAAGTCGGGACCATGCCCTACGAAAAATTGCGGCAGGATTGGGAATGGCGGCACGCACAATCCGACCGCTTCGGCGCTCGCCCCGCTACGCAGTTCGTCGGCATCGGGCCGGAAACCATTTCGCTCGAAGGGGCGCTCTATCCCGGCGTGATCGGCTCCTACAGCGCCATCACCACGATCCGCGAAATGGGTGACACGGGCGATCAATATACGCTGCTCTCCGGTATCGGCGAAGTGCTGGGTGATTTCTTCATTCGCCGCCTCTCGCTCGACCGCGGCTATTTTTTCAAGGACGGCGTGGCGCGCAAGGCCGACTTCACCCTTGATCTGGAGCGCGCCGAATGAGCGAGGCCGCCGCCGCCGGGAAAATGCCCGTCGCCGCTTGGCGCGTGACGTTGGACGGCAAGGATCTGACCGAAACCATGGCCCCGCGCCTGATATCGCTCAGCCTGTCGGAAAAGCGGGGCGATGAAGCCGACCAGCTCGACATCGTCATGCACGATGCGGATGGATTACTGGAAATCCCGAAATCCGGCGCGGTTCTGCGCGTGTCGATGGGCTGGGAACAGGGCACCGGCCTGCCCATCGGCCTGATCGACAAGGGTAGTTTCAAAGTCGATGAGGCGAGCTGGTCAGGGCCGCCTGACCAGGTGACGGTGCGCGCACGCTCGGCCGATCTGACCGACAGCTTCCGCGTGCGAAAGGAACGCAGTTTCGTGGGAAAGACGGTGAAGGATATCGTCAACGCCATCGCAGGCGACAACGGGCTGAAACCCCAGATCGACGCTGCCTTGGGCGCGAAGGTCATTCCTGCGCTGGGTGCTGGCGCGAAAAGCGATGCCGCCTTGCTCCGCCTGCTCGGCAAGCGGTTCGATGCGGTGGCGACCGTGAAAGCCGGTGCGCTGATCTTTGCGCCGATCGGCAAGGGCATGACGGCCAAGGGCACGCCGCTCCCGACCGAAACGCTGGAACGCAGGGCAAGCGAGCGGCTCGAATATAGCCGCGTCGAGCGCGACCAGCATGACGGCGTCGAGGCCACATGGCACGACAAGGCCAGCGGCGAGCGCAAAGCCGTCAAATCCGGCCACAAGGGCAAGGGCAAGGCCAAGCGTCTCCGCAAGACCTACGCCAGCGAAACCGACGCGCGCCATGCCGCCGATGCGGAAAATGGGCGCATCACCCGCGCCAAGGCCAAATGCACCTACGATCTGGCCTATGGGCGGCCCGATATTTTTCCCGAACGCCCCGTCAAACTCGAAGGCGTAAAGGCCGAAATCGCGGGGCATAGCTGGATCGTGGCTGAGTGCACGCACAGCATGGACGGCCAGGGTGCGTTGAAATCCACGCTCAGCCTTGAAGCCATTTAAGCACAAATATTTGTGCATTTTAGCTTGCAATGCGCCGCGTCGTGTGCAAATACTTGTGCATGGAACGGGATAGCAAAAAGATCGTGAAGCGGCTTCTGGACGAGGGCTTCCAATTGGTTTCGGTGAAAGGCTCTCACCACAAATTCCGCAAGGCCGACCGCACGATCATTGTTCCCCATCCGAAGAAAGACCTGCCGCTGGGAACGGCGCGAAGCATAGCGAAAATGGCGGGGTGGCTGTGAAGCCGCCCCGGAAAGGCAAAGTGATGAAATATTTTTACGCCATCGTGCACAAGGATCCTGACAGCGCCTTCGGCGTCACCTTCCCCGATCTGCCCGGTTGCTTTTCGGCGGCCGACCGGGAGGAAGACGTGCTGTCCAACGCCGTCGAAGCACTCGACCTGTGGTTCGAGGATGCCGACGAAGTGGAACCTCGGCCCGTCGATCAGGTCCGCGCCGAAGTGAAGGACGATCTGGCGCAGGGCGCTTATCTGTTGGCCGTGCCCCGGTTCAGCACGTCGGGCAAGATGACCCGCGTTCATCTGTCCATGGATCGCGGGATGCTCGACGCGATTGACGAAGCGGCCGCCCTCCGCCGCCTCACCCGCAGCGCCTTCCTGGCCGAAGCCGCGCGCAACGAGATTGAGGGGCGGCATTGATCGGATTTTTCGCGGGCGGCGACACCCGGCGATAACGAACGCACCGGTTCAGTTAAACTCTCTCTTGCCTCCGTTCGTCGCACGAATTAACGGGCGGTTATGACAGCTCCTCTCGTTTCGGTCCTCATACCGACTTTCAATCGTGCCCATTATGTTGGTGACGCCATAGCCAGCGCGCTGGGACAGACCGTTACAGACATCGAAGTAATTGTTGTCGATGATGGTTCCACCGACACGACGACATCTTTGCTCGATTCCATCAGCGATCCAAGAATGCGCGTGATCCGGCACGAACGGAATATGGGAATCCCGGCGACACGAAATACCGCCCTGGCAGCCGCCGAAGGAGTGTATATCGCATGGCTGGATAGCGATGACATCGCTCGACCGACGCGGCTAGCGGAACAAGTCGATTTTCTCGAACTCTATCCCGACATTGCAATGGTCGGGTCATGTGCAGGGAAACTCCGTCCCGATGGAAGTCGGAAGAAGGGCGTTAGGATACCGCCTTTTACGCCAGACCTCATTTCTTCATGGTTGTTGTTCAGATCCGCGTTTCAGCAATCTTCGATATTGGGCCGCGCGGCGATCCTTAAGAACTATCAATACGATTTGGATTTTCCTGTTTGCGAGGACGTTGACATGTTCCTGCGCCTTCAGGAAAGCCATCGCCTTGCCAACCTTCCCCGTGTTCTGATCGACCGCAGGATTCATCCAGAGCAGAGTGTGCGTGAACGAGGCGCAGAAATCGCAGACCGCAAGATGATGCTGGCGAGGCCGATGCTGGAACGGCTTGGCGTATCGGTCACCAAGCAAAATCTTGAACGCCACGGCCTGCTTGGCAAGGTTAATTTAAGAGGCGAGCAGCTTCCTGATGATTTTCTGAACTGGACGAAGTCTTGGCTGCATGAATTACAGGAAGCCAACAAGTCGGCCCGCATATATGACCAAAGCGCACTGGCGTTGGCCTGTGACTTCTTTTGGACCCTCGCTTGCCGTGGTTCAGCGTCGTCAATAGGCGTTCCTGCGGCGACAGGTGCGTTCGTCGGAAGACGCCCTCGTAGTCTTTTCAAATCCACCAGTTACGGTTGGTTTCGCGAGGCCCTGCCTCTTCTCGTTCGGGGATAGCTCAAGAGCGATTTTTCGCTTTTGTTCGGCGTGTCAGGTGCGCCGGATGACCCCCACGACGCGGCCGATCACGAACATTTCGCCGTCCACGGCGGTTTCCTCACGAACCTGTGGATTGTCGGCCATCAGCTTATAGGTGCCGTCCGGCATGGCCCGCACGCGCTTGATCGTGCCCAGCCCGCCATAGGACAGCGCCCATATGGCTTCCTGCTCGTCAATGGAGCGGCGCGATCGGTCGATGATGACGATGTCGCGATCATTGATGGTCGGATACATGGAATCGCCGCGCGGCCGCGCGATCGTCAGGAACTGGGCGGCCGCATTGGTGAATTGGCGCACCCAGTCTTCCGGCATCCACCTTTGCGTGGCGGTAACTGCCGCTTCGTCCAGAAAGGAAGCGCCCATGCCGATGCCTAGATCTATCTCCTCGATCTGGATGAGGCCCATGGCTTCCGCCATGTCATCCTTAGACATGTGAACAGCAGCGCCTTCGGTGGGGTCATCTGTCTCACCGTTGAGATAGGCGATACCAGTATCCAGCTCTCTAGCTATCGCGGGCAGATGCACCGAATTTGTCGTTCTGCCATTCACCAGATGAGCAATGGTGCCCTGCGTGACGCCGAGCCGCCTCGCTAGCTCGCTTTGGGACACTCCCAGCTTCTGCATACGCTGGCGGAGGCGCTCAGGAATAACCATGAGCGCACCCTATTACCATATTTATAGGCGGAAACCATATTTTGCTACTTGACCATCTATTAATCTGGTAATAGCTAGTAGCCATGGACGACAAACCAACACCTTTTCAGGCGCTTCAAGACGCTGTGACAGTAGCAGGCGGGCAATCGGCGATGAGCCGAATTTGCGGCGTTACCCAACCCGCCGTTTGGAAATGGCTCCAGTCCGGCAAGCGCCTGCCCGCTGAATATGTGCTGACCGTCGAGGCCGCGACTGGCGTTTCCCGCCACCTGCTGCGCCCCGACATCTACCCTGCTTCGCTTCACGCCGATCCGGCCCCCGATGATGTTTGCGGCCCGATCCTATCGGCGCGCGTGCCCTCTGCACAGTGTAATAACCGGCGGATTTTGGACGGAAATCACGCCAAGGGGATTGCGGCATGAAGCCGATCATCACGAAACTGGCGTTGCATGTCGAAGACGGCGCGCCTCTCGTTCCCGCGCATGGCGAAGATCCTTTCAATGAGGGGACATCGCCGGGCTGGTTCGTTTGCTATCAGGACAATGACGGCGTCAGCAAAGCGGTCTCGTGGTTCGAGGATAAGGCGAACGCAGATGCTGTCGCCGCGCTCCCCGAAGCTGTCGCGCTCACCGACTATATCGCGGCTCATGCTTCCAGTCAGGACGTTGCGCACGTCGATTTCCGTGTGGCAGTCGGCCATCTGGCAGCAGCTTTCATTCTCAAAGCAGGAGGGCTGAAAGCATGATGCCATCCGCCATCCCCAACCTTCGCCACGTCTCCCATGCGGAACATCAGGAAGCGGTGCAGCGCGCCCTTCTGGTTCGCCTCTATGACGCGGGCGGCACGATGCCCTTCGCTGATCTGGTCGCCGCCATGCCGGTGCCGCGCCGCCATATCTGGCGCGCCATCAACGCCCAGCACATGATCGGTAACGTGAAGCGCCATCGTGACGGCCAGCCCATCACCCTGACGGCCTCCGCCCGCTCCGCCATCGCGGCGGGCCGCGCGATGCTCACCGAACTGCGGGAAGGAATTGCGGCATGACAACGCCTCACGCCCTCGATCATGTCAGCGACGAACAGATCGTCCAGCCCTATCGCTGGCATCATCACGTCATCTTCATTGCCTCGACGCTCATGCTGCTCTGGCTCGCGCTGGGAGTGCTGCCGCAATGACCGTTGTATATGGCGTTTTCGAACCCGGCTTTCCTGCGGGCTGTGAGCCTTGCAGCATGATCGCTGACGGCGCAGCGGCAACGCTGTTTCAGAACAAGGGCGTCCCATCGGATTGGGGACGGCCAACCCACTGCGTTGGATGGTTCGACGGCGATGACAATCTTCGCGTGGCCGTCGCCAATTACGCAAACCGGCGCGCGGCCATCGTCCGCTATTACCGTGGCCGCTGGGAATTGACTTTCGGAGACGTGCCGCAATGACCAAGCCCCGCGCTCCCTTCACCTTCCAGCGCGCCTTGGCCCGCATCGCCGATACCCTTGGGTGGGACGGCTGCGCTGATGTGCTGGGCAAGTCGGAATCCTTCGTCCGCAAGCTGGGCGATCCCGACGCCGCACGGGAAATCAGCCTGCAGGATGCCCTGCGGCTCGACAATGCCTATCATCGGGCGGGCGGCGACGGCGCGCCCTTCTTCGAATGTTATGCCCATCGCCTTGAGGCGCAGGACATGGCGGACGCTCTTTGCCCTGATGCGATGGTCGCGACCGCTGGCCGCGCCGCCAAGGAAGCGGGCGAAGCCGTTTCGGCTGTCCTGACCTTCGCGAACAATCCCGGCTGCGAGCGTGCCCGACGCGCCGCCGCCACCGAAACCGAAGAAGCGATCAGCGTTCTTACGCGACTTGCCCGCAAGCTGGTCGGCGGAGGTGCCAACCGATGATCTTGAGCGGGGGGAATAGAGTGGTGGGAACGGCGTCCGAGCCACGGCGACGGAACAACAAGCAACCGGCGATGTGCTGCCCGGTCTGCAACGCGAAGGGCAATGTGCGATCTTCGGAGGAAGTCGATCCCATGCTGCGCCGCCTTTATTATGCCTGCACCAATATTGAGTGCGGCATGACCTGGACGGCGTCATTGCAATTCGAACGCATGCTGTCGCCCAGCGGCATCGGTCAAAAATTCCGGCGCGCCACCATGCGCGACGGGAAACCACCCGGCGCGGACTTCGGCCAGATGTCCATCTTCGACGCTCTGGCTCCCCGTACCGCCTCCACCGGCTGACCGCCGCTCCAATCCATCCGCATGAAAACCCGCCACCCGCGACCTCTTCGGTCGCGAACGGCTCCGCTTTGCCTGCTGAAATCAGAACAAGGGTTCGACCTTCACCGATGCGCGACGATATTTACAGCGAAGTGCACAAGCGCATCCTGGGCGAATTCCGCTTCAAGGAAAAAGGCGCGTGGCTGCAGGAGGGCAAATGCCCCTCATGCGGCAAACGCGAACTGTTCGCCCGCGCAGAGGCACCATGGGTGCTGCGCTGCGGCCGTGCCAACAAATGCGGCGCGGAATATCACGTCAAGGAACTCTATCCCGACATCTTCGATAGCTGGTCGAACCGCTACAAGGCGACGGAGGAGAACCCCAACGCTGCCGCCGACGCCTATCTGCTCCACGCGCGCGGCCTCGATCTGGCGGGCCTGCGCGGCTGCTATAGTCAGGAAACATACCACGATCGGGAACGTAACATCACCACGGCCACCGTGCGGTTCCCGCTGCCCGGCGGATCATGGTGGGAACGGCTGATCGATCAGCCCGGCCGCTTCGATAAAAAGGCTCGCTTCGCATACGGCAAAACCTATGCCGGCCAGTGGTGGATGGCACCCGATCAGGGCGTCCCCGTCCTCGCCGACGCTTCCCGCGTGTGGATCTGCGAGGGCATATTCGATGCGCTGGCGCTCCGTCAGGCGGGCGAAATGGCCGTTTCGGTCATGTCGACCAACAATTATCCCGAACTCGCGCTGGGCGATCTGCGCCGGGAAATCGCGGCGCAGAGCGGCAAGACCGGCGGTCCCGAACTGATCTTCGCTTTCGATGTCGGCAAAGCTGGCGTTGAATTCACCCGCAAATATGTGAGGCGCGCCCGCGAGGAAGGATGGCGCGCCAGCGCCGCGCAGGTGAAGCCGGAGGGCGAAGGCGAAAAGCTCGACTGGAACGACCTGCTCGGCCGCGACCGCCTGACCGGCGAATATCTGGACGAATATCTGTGGAATGGCGAAGTGATGATCGCGCCCAATGCCACGGAAAAGGCGTGTCTGATCTACAACCGCAAGGCCTGGTCCAGCTTTTCGTTCGTCCATGACAGCCGCACATGGTGGGCGAGCTTCAACGAGGCCCGGATCGCGGAGGTGATGACCAAGGAAGGCATCACGAAAAAGGCGGCCGCCCGCGCCTGCGCCGATGTCACCGAAATCGCGAACGTCTCCTTCCGCACCCTCTATTTCCAGCGGGACGAGGCGACCGACGAAAGCCATTATTATCTGCGCGTCGATTTCCCGGTGGACCGGCCCCGCGTAAAGGCTCCCTTCTCCGGCGCGGCCATCGCCGCTGGCGCAGAATTCAAGAAGCGGCTCCTGTCGGTCGCCCCCGGCGCGATGTGGACCGGCACCACGCTCCAGCTCGACCGCCTGATCCAGCAACAGACGGCCCGGATCAAGACAATCCAGACCATCGATTTCACCGGCTACAGCCGCGATCACGAAGCATGGGTGCTGGGCGAAATCGCCGTGCACCGGGGCCGCGTCATCGACATCAATGACGAGGATTATTTCGATCTGGGCAAGGCGCAGGTGAAGCTGCGCAGCGCGGAACGGATGCTGGACATCGACTATGATGCCGAACGCTTCGATACGTCATGGCTTCCCGTCATCTGGACGGCCTTCGGCACCAACGGCATGGTTTCCGTCGCCTTCTGGGTGATGAGTTTCTTTGCCGAACAGATCCGCAAGGCGCAGAAGTCCCTTCCCTTCCTTGAGGCGGTGGGCGACCCCGGCACCGGCAAATCCACCCTGTTCGAATTCCTCTGGAAGCTGGCAGGCCGCGAGAATTACGAGGGCTTCGACCCGCAAAAGGCGACCAGCGCCGCGATAGCGCGCAATCTGGGCAAGATCGCAAATCTCCCCGTCATCCTTTTGGAAGGCGACCGCGACGAAAAGGCGGCCCATGCCCGCCGGTTCGAATGGGAGGAACTGAAAACCGCCTACAACGGCCGCTCCGTCCGCTCGCGCGGCGTCAAGAACAGCGGCAACGAAACCTATGAGCCGCCCTTTCGCGGCGCGATCATCATCGAACAGAATGATGCGGTAAACGCATCCCCGGCGGTGCTGGAACGCATCCTGCACATCCAGTTCGACAAGGTGGGCTGGAGCGCCGCGACCAAGGCGGCGGCCGAGCGCCTTGAACAATGGCCGATGGAAGAGATTTCCGGCTTCATCGTCCACATGGCGCGTCGTGAGGAAAAATTCCTCGCTGCCTACCACGATGCATTCGCCCGCCACGAAAAGGCCATGACGCAGGCGCGGGAAATCAACCACGTCCGCATCATCAAGAATCATGCACAGTTGCTGGCCGCGCTCGACGCCTTTGCCAGCCTGGTCGATTTCGATCCCAACGCGCTGGAAGCAACCCGCCGCCGCATAGTCGACATGGCGAAGGAACGCGTCACCGCGATCAGCGCCGATCATCCGACCGTCGCGAAATTCTGGGAGCTGTTCGATTGGCTCGAAGCCAATGAAACCGACAGCACCGAAAATCGGATCAACCGGCACCGCAAGCCGGATGAGCTGATCGCGGTCAGCCTGCCCCATTTCGAGGAACGCTGCCGCGCGCGCGGCCTCACCACGCCTTCGGCCGACGATCTCAAAAAGCATCTGCGGAGTTCGAAGAGCCGCCCCTTTGTCACGACCGACACGGTCAACGGCATCGGCGGCCACGTCCACTGCTGGATTTTCCGCCGCAGAACCTCCTCCGACCGAAAGGCAGCCTGACTATGGCCAGCATCCAGCGCCTCCACCCCATCGCCTGCAAATGCCCACGCTGCCCGCCCCGGCAAGGCCCGCGCGGTCGACGCGGCGACCGTCTCGCCCTTGCGGTCGGCCTCGCCGCCGGGATCGCGGGCGGAATCCTGATCGCCGGCTCCCGCTTCGGCCCCATCCTTTTCGACATCTTCTTCAACTGAAAGGCACCATCATGACGGCCCATCATCCTGTCACGTCCGGGCAACCAGCCCAGATATTCACCTTCATCTGCGGCGACTGCGCCCGCGAACAGAACAGCGCGACGACATCCTTGCCGCAGGGCTGGGATTTGATCGCCATGGATTGCTCCGGCGCGCAATTCGTCCGCTGCCCCGATTGCGCGGAAAAGATCGAGCAGGCCCATTTCGACCGCATGGCCGATTTCATGGCCTCCAATCCTCAGCCCGCAACGATGGGCGCCGTTTTCTCGCCAACGGCGGATACCGTGTGGATCGGCTACGATCCGGCGGAGAGCGGTGGCGACAAATATACCCTGAAAGCGCCCACGCCATCGGCCTTCCACATCTTCCTCGAAAAGCAGGATGGCGGCGAATATCGCGTGGCCCTGATGCCCGAAGCCGTGCTGATGCGCTGGCTCCCGCTGGGCTTCTTCCTCACCCCAGCGGAAGCACGAGCAACCGCCCGCGATCTACTCCACTACGCCGCCCAGGCCGAACGCCCCGGCCAGCTCGCCGACGCCACGGGAGCGGCGGCATGATGCTCGCCTGCGCCAAATGCGACACGGAAGCGCAGGGCGCGGCCGACGATCTGCCTGAAGGCTGGGAAAGCCACGTCATCGGCACCACGGCGACCGTCATGCAGATTTGCGGCCCCTGCGCCGCGAAGGTGACCACCAGCAGCCGGTCGACCGGAGACGCCGCCGCCGACCGGCTCCGCCTCTTCATCGAGCGCATCGAGCGCCTTGAGGAGGAGAAAAAGGGCGTCGGTGACGACATCAAGGATGTCTACGCGGAGGCGAAGGCCACCGGCTACGACGCCAAGATCATGCGCGAAATCATAAAACTCCGCGCCATGTCGCCGAACGATCGCGCCGAACGCGACGCCATCCTCGAAACCTACCGCGCATCGCTGGGGCTGGACTGATGAAGCCCTGCCAGATCTGCGGCGACATCTTCCGCCGCCCCGAGAAACTCGCTCAGCATATGAAGGAATTCCACATGGAAGAGAATAGCGGCCTTTCCGGCTATGTCGTCGTCTGCGATCAGGATGAAAATCCGGCAGGCGCGCGTCACCTGATCGCGTCCTATTTAGGCGCGCGACACGTCTTTGACATATCGAACGACATCAGCGACATCGTCAACACAATGATGAGGGTCGCGGAACCCGTCATCTTCACGCGTCTCCCGTTCGGCAAGCTGCTCGATTCCATTCCTTCTGAAAGGATCGTGGGCTTCTCAAAGATCCTGCCGATAGCGGAACGCCTCCATAAAATGACCGTCGACAGGGTCAATTCGCAATCGTCAGCCGAAATGCCCGCAGGCCCTTTCTGGATCGTCTGGAGTCCTCAGGGCCAGCGCCCGCCGCGCTATCGACACGACACCGAGGAATCAGCCATCACCGAGGCCGCGCGATTGGCTGGCGAGCGCATTGGCGCGCAGTTCTTTGTGCTGGAAGCGAAATCCCGCGCCTTCAATCCCGGCCTCACGATCACGCATCTCGCGCCGACCGATGACAACGAAGTCCCATTTTGAGGAGCGTCCAGATGATCGTTGTTCGCGTGGAACTCTGGTCGGCCGTCAACGGCGAAACGACCGAATTGGCCCGCATGGTGGTCGACAATGTCAGCGGCGGTGGCACGAAGCGGGATTACCGCTGCCGAACCCTTCGCGGCCGTAGCAAAGCGGCGCTCGATGGCGCTCTGTTGAGAATGGACACAACGGGCACCCAGCGGGAAGGAAAAGTGCTGCGCCACCGCAGCCTTGACCTGCACATATGGCACCTGATCGCAAAAGCGCTGTCCGGCATGGGATATGGCCGATGACGCCGCGCATCCTGGTCGCCTGCGAATTTTCCGGCACTGTCCGTGATGCCTTCTTGGCGCATGGCTACGATGCATGGTCTTGCGACCTGTTGCCGGACGAGAACCGCAGCAACCGCCATATCACGGGCGATGCTCGCGATTATCTTACCGATGGCTGGGATTTGCTGATCGTCGCGCATCCACCATGCACGCGCCTGTGCAATAGCGGCGTGCGCTGGCTCACCAAGCCTCCGCCGGGGCGCACCAAAGAGGAAATGTGGGCAGAGCTGGACGAAGGCGCGGCGCTGTTCTCAGACTTCTGGAACGCGCCGATCGAGCGGATCGCCATAGAAAATCCCGTGATGCACCGGCACGCCAAACAGCGGATCGCCAACTATGAGGAATTCGCCCAATCCGTGCAGCCATGGCAGTTCGGGCACCCCGAATTCAAACGGACGTGCTTCTGGCTCAGAAACCTCGATCCGCTTGTGGAAACCGATGTTCTGACGCCGCCAGCAAAGGGCACCGACGAATATAAGAGCTGGTCCCGCGTCCACCGCATGTCGAGCCGCGTCAACCGCCGCCTCGAACGTTCACGGTTCTTCACAGGAATCGCAAAGGCAATGGCAGACCAATGGGGTCGCGCTGCCCTTCAACAAATGAGGCAGGCCGCATGAGCAACCACCTTCCCCCGATCTGGGATGCCATCGTCGCCGAATGCGAGCGCCGTGCGAACGGTTGGGCAAAGGCGATCGACGAGGCCGGTCACGGTGATGACCGCTGGCGCAAATCCGACCAACGCAACGCCGATCTCGCGAAATGGCATGTTATCGCCGTCAGGATCGCCCGCAAAACTGGTGTGTCGACCTTCGATCTGGAAGAGCTGATCGGCTTCGGCCGACCGGCACAACCGACCACCGCGCAGGGCTGGCTCGACCTCCTCGCCATGGTCCGCCGCGCCGTCGATCGCGAAGCGCCCAACGGCGAAACCGACACCTGGCGCAACCTTTACGCCATCTGGCGATGGTTCCACATCTACGTGCACGTATGGCGGCTCCCTGCCCTCGATCGTGCGCCCCATCCCCAAAACCGGAGGAACGCGGCGTGACACACAATCTTTCCCTCAATGACTATAAGGCGCTGTCCTTCCTCGCAGAAAGTGGGCCGCATCTGACCTGTCGGATCGCGTTCGCCTGCGGCATGACGTTCATCCGCCGCCGAACCCCAACTGCGGCCTATACGATGCTGCGGCGTCTCGAACGCTGGGGCTTTGTCGAAAAGCCTGCAGCGACCCCCGGCGGCTATGCCTTGTGGACCGTCACCGATGCAGGCCGAAAGGCGGTGCAGCCGTGATCGATCCGCGTTTCCCTTCTGATGAAGAATTGATCCGCCGCGCCATCCGCGCATCTGGCAAGCCATCGCCTCGCGCAACGCAATATCGCTGGCGAGCTGTCATGATGACATTTGGCCTCGGCTCCACATTTGCGGAACAACTCTGTCTGCGCTTCGGCTTCGATCCAGATGAAAAGGTGCGGCTGTGAAAATCCCGACATCTTGGCGGCGCGAGGGCGACATTGATGTCCTCTATCTCGGAGAAATTGCTGTCGGCCGCGTCATCGATCGCGGCGGCCGGAAGGATCGGCCGAGGTGGCTGTTCAATCTCGCTGGCGCTGTAGCTTTCTGGCACGATGAGACAACCGAAGAGCGCGCCCGATTAGCGCTCATGCTCGCCTTGCACGCATGGATCAGAAAGGCAGGGCTGGCATGAGCGGCGAACTCACGTCCCGCCCGAAAGGCAGCAACCGCCATCCTTGGGATTGGTATGTCGAGGAAAAATGGGTGACGCACCGCCTGATCGACATGATCGAGCTGGAAACGGAAGTCACCTATCTCGATCCCTTCTGCGGCCAGCTCCACATCCCGACGGCGCTAGAAGAGCGCGGCCTGCGCGCATATGGCACCGACCTGTTCGCGCGGGATCCTCATCATTGCCTGTTTCTTGGCGAACACGACTTCCTGGGCGATCATCGCCATTTGCTGGAAGCGTCCGACCGCCTGTCGATCATCATGAACCCGCCCTTCTCATTCCAGAATGGCCGGCTCGTGCGTGGCTTGGCTGAAAAATGCATCCGTCGCGCCCTGACGATCGCCACCCACAAGGTATGTGCCCTATTGCCGCTCAAATGGCTGGCAAGCGAGGGGCGCTATCGCCTGTTCACGGACATGACGCCGATCGGCGTATGGATCCTGTGCGAACGCCCCTCCATGCCGCCGGGAAACATGATCGAGGCGCTGGGCGACAACGCCTATGACCACGGCAAGATCGATTATATGTGGGTGGTCTGGGACAAACGCCGCGAGCCGATGACGGATCGCAGCGGCCGCCCCTTCGCGCCCACAAGCTGGATCCCGCCCCGTGACAAGGTGGAAGGACCGCGCCTCGCCGCATGACACACTCCGCCGCCCTGCCCGGACTGCTGAAGGAAGCTGATGCCGCCAGATGGCTTGGCATCAGCGCCCGCACCCTGCGGAAGCTCCGGCAGGAAGGCGAGATTCATTACATTTTGATCCGCACCGCAATTCGCTACAGTCTTGAAGATCTGCAAAGCTACGTCGAGCACGCCCGCCAATGTCCGTCTATCAAAGAGAAGGTTCACCCTACTGGTGGTATAGCGTCACGCTCCCCGATGGTCGCAGACTTCGAGGCAGCACGAAAAAGAAAACTAAGCGCGACGCCCGCCTAGCCGCCGCCGAAATCGAACAGCGCGAGCGGGAACGGCCGACGCGCGATGCACCGTGGCGCTTGCGGGAAGTGCTGGGCACTTACTGGAGCGAACACGCCCAGAACCTCGACAGCTCCAGCGACATATTCTTTCATTTCGAACTTCTATCCGATTTCCTTGGGGCGGATCTGCCCATGGCCGATCTGACCACATCCATGTTGCTCGACTATCGCGCCGCACGGCGCGGTGGCAGCATTAAGGCATCTGCTGACATGCTTGAGCGCGCAGCTTCGTGGCGCGCCCGCATGATCGACGCCAAGGGCTTTATCAAGCCGGTGAAGCCGCAAACCGTCAACCGCGACTTCGCCCACCTTCAGTCCGCTATGAACTGGGCGGCAAAGATGCACCTGAAACCCATGCCGGAAATGAACTGGCAGGGCCTGAAGGCTAAGGAAGCGCCTTTCCGCGTCCGCTTCGCGACGGCCGACGAATTCGCGAACCTCTTGCGCGGCGCACATCCGACGATGCGTGCGATAATCCTGTGCGCGGTCACGACTGGATTGAGGCGCGGCAACATCCTCGCCATGGATTGGCATCAGGTCGACCTGCGCGGCTCCACAATCACGCTCGCCGAAGTGAAGGGCGGAAAGCCGCACATGGTGCAGATCGCCTCGACCTTGCGCGCGGAATTGGCGCGAACGAAGCCCAACGAGCGCAAGGGGCGGGTATTCGACACGACCAATTATAAGCGCCGATGGAGCGCGGCCGTCAAAGCGGCCGGGCTGGTCGACTTCAAGTTTCATGATCTTCGCCACACCTTCGCGAGCTGGGCGCGCCAGAACGGGGCGGACCTGATCGACATCTGCGAGGCGCTCCGACACCACAATGTATCGGTCACCCAGCGCTATGCCCACGTGAAGCCAACGGACACCACAACGGCCTTCGACCGCGTCGCCGCGCTGCTTTCGTCACAATCCGTGTCACAATCGCGGAAGAAAAAGGCTTAA